GAGACAACGACATTATACACTCAGCTTTCGCTAAAATGTACAACCGCTCTATCTGCTCGAAAAGTGGACTATTCGATGGCGAACCATCCTCAAGCCGTCCAGCGTGTCAGGGTAACGCTGCAACCCAAAGCCCCTTCCCGGATCTCGATGTTAACACCAAGAACCTTCAGACTATAATTTCCTTAGTTCATCAGTCAGAAGCACTGTTGCAAAACAGCACTTCTTCCCGGCTAATGGAAATACTAGCAGTTGATCAGCTAGCTATAGTCAAGGGCTTCGAACGTGTACAAAATAACATCATTCGGGATGAGACCATGATCGATATCACGACCACACCTTTTGAATGCTTACTCCGCACAGTCCGTATCGTCGAATCCTATCTACATGTGGCCGATTTCTATCAGGAAATCCTCGAGGCTAGTCCTCGTAAATATGGGTTTCCCGGCCACTCTCTCTCCACTAAAACATCTATCCTACGTTATTGGACAATCACAGACACTGATGTTGCAGAATCAATTGGTTCTTTTTGGTGCTTAGGCCTTTATGGTCTTTTGGAAAAGGCACTGAAATACTTTACTGCTTCACTTCTTGCCCGGACGTTGCGACAGGTTGAACTGCCTGAGGAGCCTAAGTGGGTTGAACCACTTAAGTTCCTCATGCTGATCTTCCCTAGCCCGACCTGGCATAAGTGGTGGAACGGTATATTGAGCAGCAAGAAGTTGAGAGATTGCACCCAAGTCCAACGATTCGCCTACAATTTCTACATGGCGAAGAATGCTTCCCTCCCTGTTTCCGAGTCTTTTGTCGAGGCGGCAATGATTAAACATCGCGCTGCCCTTTGTGGTGTGGTGAACGGTGTGGTCGGTCAGGTGGTAAATTCCTTTAATTTGGATTTACCAGGTGACCGACCCGAGCTCAAGGAGAATATCCTAGAGTCCGTTCAACGCGCTGCAAAAGAGATCTTTTACTCGGGGAAACAGTTCGAGCACCCTTTGGAAGAATGGACAGAATACGAAAAAGGAGAAACCTATGTTTGCCAAATGCGTCAGATTAAGCCAATTTTTGAAGAACGCCGTCCGGGACGTGTGTACCCCTCTCTTGGGGCCTCATACGCCTTTGGGCGCGCCAACGGCGGCGCAGCTGGTGAGATGTTTTATGACATAGGTGGATGGAGAGAAGAGGAAAGAAAGGGAAAGGAGGGGAAATACACGTACTATTCCCTATGTAGCCCGGTTTTCTTGGGTTACGCTGCTCATCCACAGAAGAAATACCTTGTGGAGCCAGTTTATGGTACCTGTGATCCACTAGATGCCGAATACGAGGAGGACCGGTCTCGAGACAGAGCTCTCGACGGTCAGGCTCGATTCGGCCACCAGTGGAACAAAGGGGAAGGTGCTGCTGATTTACTTCAGTGGCATCGTGACCATATTGAGTCTTTAAGACTCGAAGGACTGGCTGAGATCTTTGAGTTTAACTCAGATGTTCATGAGTATGGGGTCCAACTCTGCAAATACAACAGCGGGGAGGAAAAGTACACGTATCGGCAACAGCATGTTTTTGCTGAAGTCGTTCCACTCCTGGAAGCTTTTAAGGTAAGGACGATCACGAAGGGGGACATGGACCCATATCATCTGGGTCGCAGGTGGCAGGCCAGAATACATGGCCGCATGCGGAAACATCCCGCAGCCCAGCTAATCGGGGCACCCTGCAAAAAAGAAGTTCTTCTCGATAGGATTATTAACAATAATTTGGTTCCCAAGACGAAGGAGACGTTTTACGTCTCTGGAGATTACGAGAGTGCTACGGATCTTTTGAACCCGGCACTGTCGTTGGAAGCGCAAAATGCGATTTCAATGCACTTGCGTATTCCTCTTGAGGACCAAATTATTCTTAATAGGTGCCTTACAAGGCATCATCTTGTCTATCAAAAAGAAACGGCGTGTAATGAGGAGGAAGGGTATGAACAACAATGGGGGCAACTAATGGGTTCACCTGTTAGCTTTCCAGTCCTGTGCCTTATCAATTTGGCGGCCACTAGGCTGTCTTTTGAGATGGTGCTGGGTAGGAAGTGCACCCTCGCCGAGCTGCCGATGGTAGTTAATGGCGACGATATCCTTTTTAGGGCCGTAAACCAGGCCCACTACACACTATGGAAAGAAATTACCAAAGTATGTGGTCTTAAATTCTCGCTGGGGAAGAACTATACTTCTCGGAAAGTTTTGGTTATTAATTCCGAGTTTTACAAAACGTCCCGTCGCGGTGTAAGAAAGGTACCTCAGATTAACATGCGGCTCCTCTATGGCGGCACTAGATCAGCTGTCGGTGGACTGGTATTGCGACCTTGTGACTTTATAGCGTCACTCCAGTCTGCTAGGGTGTTAGGGGAAGAATATTACAGTAAATATGTAGTCAACCGGTTGCCGATTGATGAGATTTCTAAGAAAGCAGGAGGAAAAAAGATTCTTAAACTTCTGTCCGAAAAGAAACTCTCACAGTCAAGTAAAAACATTGCTGCAGCATGGCGCATTAAGTGTTGTTTTGAGGATTGGGAGCGATCCCGTCCCCAGCGCTTAGAAGACTACAAGAAGTGGTTTATTACTGTACCCGCAAGAAATCATATTTTCGTCCAGCAGATCAAGGGCGATTATGATGTTAATGATGTAGAGGTATCGAAAGGTGTTACTCTCTTTTCTGGAAAACAAGTCAAACGCTTCGAATTGTTCCGCAAGGAATTCCCGCAGCTTCATAAGATCAGTTTGGCTTATTTCCTTCCACGCGCTCTCGGGGGCCTTGGTCTTACGCCCCCCCCCCATCACAGATACACAAACATCGATTGTTCTGTGGTCCAAGGATGTCACGAAAATCCGGCCGGTGCTTATGCACTGGTTCAGGCTAACCACGTCGGCCTGGTCCACTCTCACCTTATGGCCACCGCGACTGCGGAGGTCTCGTCTGCTTGCAGACAACTTGGTGTAGAGCCTGTTATGATACAGGAGAAGGATTACGATCAACACCTTGAGACATTTGGTGAAACAGAAAGTCCGTTCACCGGGGGTTTTATGAGAGGATTCGCAAACCTCTCCCCCTGTGTTACCGATGATGATCTGATTACCAAGTACGCGGCTCATGCCACGCGAGGTACTCAGACTGGTAACATTAAGGCTGCATCTAAGTTTAATGTGCAGGTTAGGGAGCGATGTGCGCGTTGGAAAAGAGAGTTGGAAGTGGGTAGAGGGGTACCTAGAGAATTAGATCTTAATCTCAACTCCCAGCGTTTGCTGGGTGGATTCTGGAATGTAAAGGTCCAGATGTACCCCATCATGGTTTGAAGAGGAGGGAAATAAAGAGATGATGGAAGAGTGTGCGACGTTACCTCTCCTCTAACTCTACGGTCTGCCTGGAAGTAAAGGGCGAACTGTAGTTTTAGAGCAAAGTAAACGCACGCGATGAAGTCAGATCTTTTGGTGTCCTCGGCCTTTTAACAGCAG